GATTTTGGGGCTGACACATTCATCTGGGATTCCGACGGCATCGGACTTGGTCTCGCTCGCGAAGTTGAGCGGCAACTCGGGCCTCGGAATGTAAGGACGGTCCCCTTCCACGGTGGCGAGCGGCCAGAGAACCCCGACGCCATGTATGACTCGCATCGCACCAACAAGGACGCGTTCTACAACAGAAGGGCGCAGGCGTACTGGAAGCTACGCGACAGGTTCTACAAGAGCTACCAGCTGAGTCAGGGCGAGTACGTAGACCCCGACGAGTGCATATTCCTCGACCCCGACATGCCCAACCTCAGCGCCCTCAGGGCAGAGGTTTGCCGGATACCAAGGAAGCCGAACGCGCACGGAAAGATACAGCTAATGACGAAGAGTGAGATGGCGAAGCCGCCGCTCAACCTGCCGTCACCCAACCTTGCTGACGCACTTGCCTATTGCTTCAGCGTAAACGACGACCTTATGGGCGGTGCTTGGTCACAGCCGATTGAGTATCGCCCAACAGCAGACGCCTACATATGATTGAAGAAGAAGCACTACAAGCCGTAGCCGCCGTCGCCGCCGAGATTGAGGCGGAGGATGAGCGCGAGGTGATGGGCGAGGACGAGATCCTTGCCGTGATCGCCGAGGAGATGGAGTCCACTGATCGATCTGACAAGTGGGTCGCCAAGAAGCGCACGGCCGAGGACTACTACAACGGTGAACTGCCACGCGCCCCTGACATCAAGGGGCGGAGCGGAGTTGTGTCCACGGATGTCGCTGACTCGGTCGAGTGGATCATGCCAGCGGTGATCGAGGCGCTGTCAGGCAAGACGGTCAAGTTCAGGCCCATGTCCGCGCAGGACGAGAAGCAGGCCGACCTAGAGACCGAGTTCACGAGGTTCGTATTCCACGAGGACAACAACGGGTATCAGGCGCTGTACAACGCCACGAAGGACGCGCTGATGTGCGGCGCGGGGATCATGAAGGTCGTCTACGACGACACGCCAGAGAGGATAGTTGAAAACTACAACGGACTACAGGAGCCACAGCTTCAGGCGCTACTTGCTGACCCGATGGTCGAGGTCACGCAGATCACGCGCAGTCAGACGGACGGGACGTCTGCGACGATTGCAAGAATTATCAAGCAGGGCAGGGTATGTGTCGACGCGGTACCCCCTGAGGAGTTTCGCGTTTGCGATGACCATCGCGGCGGTGACCTCAAAGACGCTCGGTTTGTCGCCCACTCACGACGTAGGACCGCTTCGGAACTTCTTGCCGAGGGCTACGATCCCGACATCATCGAGGCCGCTAATGACCGCTACCTCGAACGGGCAGTTGATCAGCCCTTTAACTATGTAGACCCCACAACCGACGACAGCCAGAAGATGCTGGTCGTCACCGAGGCGTACCTCAGGATCGACATCAATCAGGACGGCATCGCGGAGTTGTGCAAGGTCGTCTGCTTGGGCGAGGACACCGTCACCGACATCCTCGAAATCGAGGAGGTGCCCGAGATTCCCTTCGTCGCGGTGAACGCCATCCCGACACCCTATTCACCTTTCGGCGTATCCATCTTTGACAGGGTACGTCAGATTCAGGACCTCAAGACCGCCATCCTGCGCTCGACCATGGACAGCTACTACCAGTCCACGAACCGCATGAAGGTCGTGCAGGAGGGTCAGGTAAACCTTGATGACCTACTTGTTACCAGACCCGGCGGAATTATAAGAGCCAAAGGGCACAACGCCGTGATGGAGATCGGCGGGACGCCGATTGGTGGCGAGGCTTTCCAGTTACTGCAGTTCGCTGACGAGCAGAAGCGTAGTCGTACAGGCGTATCAGCCGACTCGGCCATGCACAACCAGCTCGTCTCCAACGAATCGGCTCATGCGGTAGAGCGCGTCATGTCTGCATCTGAGATGCTTGTCGGCTTGATTGTGCGAAACATTGCAGAGACAGGGCTTCGACCCGTCTACCGCTTGATCCGAGACAATCTTGTCCGCTACCACAACGGCACGGTTCCGTTCCGCTTCAAGGGTAAGTGGATCAACGTGGACCCCAGCCAGTGGGGAGACCGTTCCCGCATGATCGTCACCGTGGGCGCGGGGGCTGGTGAGGAGCAACAGAAGGTAGCCGCCCTGCAACAGGTGTTCGCGGTACAGAAGGAGATGATGGCCACCGACCCAATGCAGGCGATGGTCACTCCGAAGGAGATGTACGCCGCGCTCAAGGACATGGTCGACATGAGCGGCCTTGGCGACCCAGAGCAGTACTTCCTAGACCCCGAATCACCCGCAGGTCAGCAGGTTGCCCAGCAGAAGGCCCAGCAGGGCCAGCAAGAGCAACAGCAGATGATGCAACAGCAACAGCAACAGCTTGAGATGCAACAGGCGGCGCTACAGGCGCAGATGCAGGTCGCTCAGGCGGAGCAGACAAAGGCGCAGGCCACACTCCAGAACGGGCAGTTGAAAGAGCAGATCAACGCCATGAAGGCCCAGCACCAACTTGAAGTCGAGCAGATGAAGGCGCAGATCAGCGCGGCCAAGGAGGCCGGTCAACAGCGGTTCAACATCCAGAAGCTACAGACCGACACGGCCATCAAGCTGACCGAGCTGGAGATGCAGGCCAAGAGAGATTTAAACAAGGACGTCCAAGACAACAAGGAAGCGTTGAATGAAAGTGGACCTAGCAAAGGAAGCAAGAAGGGGGCGGGCGGCAAGAGCGGAGCTAGCCCTAGTCAGTGAGCACATCGACAAAGAGCGGGAGAGATTATTTAACAAGTTCTGTGACCCCAACGGCGACGACGAACTCTATCTACTGAGAGAGGAAGCGCAAGCCCTCACAAGAGTTGAGGAGTTTTTGGAGCAACTGGTCATAGGCGGTGAACTAGCAGAACGAACAGAAGGAGAAGCGTGATGTCCCACCCAACAGCATCGGGAGACAATTCAAGCGCGGTAGATCAGGTTGCTGACCTGCTAACCGGCGGAGCAGTAACTGATGAGCAGGTATCGGAAGAGGTTGTCTACCCCGACGATACTGAAGAAACGGTAGACGAGTCAGTAGAAGTAACGGCTCAAGATTCGGATGACGTCCATGACGAAACAGAAGAATCCCATGATGACCAAGACGACTATGACGACGACGGGCTCGAAGCCCTAGCCAGTGAACTGGGCCTTGACGGCGACAGACTCACCCTCTCAGAGGATGGGGAAGTTCTCGTGAAGCTGAAGGTGAACGGGCGGGACGAGACGGTCGATTTGAAGGAGGCCATTGCGGGCACCCAGTTTAGTAAGGCCAACGACGAAAAGGCCAGAATACTAGCCGAGGAACGCAAGACCTTCGAGTCAGAGAGGCAACAGGTTGCACAGGCGTATCAGGCCCAGATCCAGCAGATACAGGGTCTAGGTGAGATGCTTCAGTCAAAGCTGAATCAGGACTTCCAGTCCGTCGACTGGGATCGACTGAGGGTAAGTGACCCAGCCGAATGGGTGGCCAAGCAGGAGGAGTTTAGACAGCGTAACGCTGAACTCCAGCAGGCGGGCCAGATGGTTGGGCAACGTATGCGGGAACAGCAGGAGCAGATGGAGAGATTCGAGGCGGAACAGCGCCAGCAGATTCTCAAGGTCGAGCGCCAGCTAATGATCGAAACCAACCCAGAGTGGGCGGACGAGGACCGAATGAAAAGTGATCTCGGCGAGATCATTGAGTACGCAAGGTCTAGCGGCTTCACCGACGAAGAGTTGAGCGAGGTCATTCTGTCCCGACACGTTAATACCCTGAAGAAGGCGATGCTGTACGACAAGGGTCAAACCGTCGCACAGAAAAAGACGAAGAAAGCGCCACGCATGCAACGAGCCTCCAACGGTCGCTTTGTTGGCAAGAAAGCCAGCAGGGTTAACAAACTAGTGGAGCGAGCTAAAGCCGCCAAGGGCGCAAACAAAAGGGATGCCCAAGCGGATGCAGTAGCCGCTCTCTTAATGGGAGAGTAAGTCATGGGTGATAAAACCAATGCCCCGGCGTTCGGCAACTTGGACGCCTTCAACCTCAAGTCAGTCGAAACTGGAGGACTGATCAATGAGGACGTAATGCAGAAGATTTTCGATATCTCGAAGATTCCTCTGCCCTTCACCGACATGGTCGGTTCAACTCGTCACAAGAACGAGCGTTTCGACTGGGTAGTTGATGAACTCAACAAGCCCCAGTTGGATAACTTCGTCGCTGACGGCGCCGACGCTGGCGCACCCGAGGAAATCTCTGGTGGCCGTGTTGGTAACCACTCGCA